ACTGATGTTGTTATCCCAGCAAACTCACAAATTATTGACTGTGTGATTGATGTCATCACCGCTGCAAGTGGAACAACCAACCTTAGTGTTGGAGACACCGTAGGTGGAGCGGCCACAATTCTTAACACGTTTGCAAGTGGAACAACTGCTGGTCGTAAGTATCCAACTACTGAAGCAGGAGCCGCACTGGCTTGGCAGGACACAGGTACAGCAGATATTCGTTTGACTGTAACTTCGTCTGCCTCAACAAACGCAGGTCTTGTTCGTTTTACAATTCTGTATCAGCAAAACAATAATCTTGCTTAATAGGAGGGCGGAATGGCTGCTTCCATTACAGCAAAGACTGCTACAGCTACAGGCACATTGCAGGGTGGTAGAACTCGTCTAAAGGCTTTCTATGTAAAGACAGCCGCTAGTGGGTCACCCGCTGTTGTGTTCAAGAACGGAAGTGGTGGTGCGACTTTGTTATCAATGGTGTTTCACACTTCTGATGACAACCAGATCACCATTCCAGATCATGGCATGATCTTTGATAGTGAGTGTCATGTGACTCTTACCAACGTGGACTCAATCACTGGATTCTTTGGCTAATGGCTAGAAAGCCATCAAAGATGCCGCCGCGTAATAAAAAGAATTTCCGCCCCACAAAAGCTGGGGCGGGAATGACTGAGTCTGGTGTAAAGGCTTATCGTAGAGCTAACCCTGGTTCAAAGTTAAAGACAGCGGTTACAGGTAAAGTTAAGAAGGGAAGTAAGGATGCGAAGCGTAGAAAGTCTTTCTGCGCTCGTAGTGCTGGACAAATGAAAAAGTTCCCGAAGGCTGCTAAAAATCCTAACAGCCGCCTTCGTCAAGCTCGGCGGAGATGGAAATGTTAAATTTAATGCTGACCGCTATGCTTGGGTTTTTAGCGTGGATAGCAATATCTGTCGTTGACTTAAAGACAGATACAGCGGTTATTTCTGTCAAAGTTGATGAGAACAATAAGATGCTCACCACTTTGTGGGAAGATTATATTAGGAGAGTAGACGATGGCAATCACGCGCGGGTCTATGACAAAACAAATATCAAATCCTCCTCAAAAGAAAAAATGGAGCAAGTCACGCAAGTCAAAAGTGAACTGCAAGCGCCCTCGTGGTTTCAGCGAGAAAGCGCATTGCGCTGGTAGAAGGAAAAAAAGGAATGCCTAAAGATGCATGCTATCACAAGGTTAAAGCGAGATATCGCGTTTTCCCGTCGGCGTACGCAAGCGGGGCCATCGCGAAATGTAGAAAGGTCGGAGCAGCCAACTACGGAACCGGAGGCAAAAAGAAAAATAAAAAAGCTCAAGGCGGAGTGCAAGATCAAAGACCCAAGAGAGCCTTTAACGGAAAGGCTGTAAAGGGGACTGCCGTAGCGCGAGGTTGTGGCGCAATATTGTCGTCAAAACGAAAACGCACTAAAGGTGCAGTAAGTCAGTCTTGATACATGTATTTTTGCTTATGGTTTACATAGGGACAGGGGACGACAGGCGTTTGATGAGCGCAGACATGCACTTTATGTCTGTAACAGAGTGTAACTATTTTGCTGCCGAGGTTTCAAAAAGGTACGGAAACTATAGGTATAGAGACTACTTAGACCCAAAGGACCGTGTCACTGCTTATTGTGTGCCAAAGTACGTTGAGAAAGGAAGCGTGGAGGTTTACTGATGGATCCGGTCACCGTCATGGCTACGGCCACTGCTGCGTTTAATGCTGTAAAAAAAGGCATGCAGATAGGGCGTGATATAGAGAGCATGGCATCTGATCTTGGCAGGTGGATGGGCGCACTCAGCGACCTGGACATGCTAGAAAAAGAAGCCAAGAACCCCCCAATATTTAAGAAACTGTTTGCTGGAAAATCAGTTGAGCAGGAGGCTATGGAGACGTTCGCCGCCAAGCGAAACGCAGAACAGCAACGAACCGACTTAAAAAATTACATAGGTATGATGTACGGCAAGTCTAAGTGGGATGAGTTGATATCTATGGAAGGTAAGATTAGAAAGCAGCGTCAAGAAACTTTGTATCTTCAGAGGCAACGAAGACGTAAATTTGTAGAGATCGTTGCTTGGATTGTTATGAGTATTGTTGGTATATGTCTGTTGCTAGGTTTTGTCGTTTTCTTGAAGGGTACAATTGCAAAGGCTGTATCGGCTCCTGAGTATGTAATGTGCAGGCTCAAGGGCTGTGACATAATAGACGAACGTAGAGTTTGTATATATCATGGACCTAACAATACTGTTGACAGTGTGTGGTTGGACCCTATCGAATACTTCCCAAAAGAAATACAGTGTAAGTATGAACCCAATAAAAAGAAGCCACCTACTGTCCGTGAGACGTTAGATGCGATTAGGAAGTCAAGGGAATAGACAATGGCTGTACGCAAGACGAAAGAGGGCTTGGCTCTTAAAAGATGGTTTAAGGAGAAGTGGACGGACCAGCGTACGGGCAAACCGTGTGGCCGTCGCAAAGGTGAAAAACGGGGTACTCCATATTGTCGCCCCTCTAAAAGAGTTTCCAGTAAAACACCTAAAACTGGTAGCGAAATGACAGCGGCAGAAAAGCGTAGTAGGATTTCGCAGAAGAAACGAATTGGTCAACCAGCCGGAAAGCCCCGGCGTGTAAAGTCGGTAAGGAGAAAAAAACGTGGCAAGTAAAAAAGACGGTGGTGCAGCAAAGTTCCCTGATTTAAACAAGGATGGAAAGGTCACTAAGGCTGACATATTGAAAGGTCGTGGTGTTCCTGGTTTTGGAAAGGGTGGTACAATGTGTTCTCCACGCAAAGAGATGGCTGGAGCTATGCAGATGCCTGCAAGGAATAAGGGTAAAAGGTGAGAGATCTAATTGAAGAGTGGGTTGAATCAGACCTGAATGTGGTTGATCCAGATGCTGGATTCGCTCCGTGCCCTTTTGCCAAAAAAGCTTTAAAGGATGACAAGTTAAAACTTGTTGAATGTAATGGGGATCTTTGGAAAAAAGTTGCTGGAGAATGCAAAAATTTTGATCCAAAATACTCAGTAATAATCTGTTTTGAGGATGACCCGGAGGAGTCCTATGATCAGATTGAAGTGGCATGCATGGCGTTAAACGAGTGGTTTTCGTTAAACAAAATGGATGTTTGGGTGTTAGCTTTTCAAACCGACTTTACTATGGTCTTTGTTCAAAAGTTATCAGAACTTGATGATGCTAGTCAAAGATTAGAAAAAGTGGGATACTACAAAAACTACAACCAAGAAGATTATGTTAACTTAATCTTATCAAGACGACAAAGGAGATTGTCAAATGCCAGGGGCTAAAAAACAAGCTATGAAGAAAAGAGGCGGCGGTATGGCTAAGAAGCAAGCCATGAAACGTAGAGGCGGCGGTATGGCTAAGAAGCAAGCCATGAAACGTAGAGGCGGCGGTATGGCTAAGAAGCAAGCAATGCCAAGGCGTATGCGTGGTGGCGGCATGAACAAGAAGAAAAAGTAAATGGCAACTTCAGGTTCACGGGACTTTGATCTCGACGTAGCGGAAATCATTGAAGAAGCGTATGAGCGTTGTGGGCTTGAAGTTCGCACCGGATATGATGCGCGTACGGCGAGACGGTCCCTGAACCTAATGTTTGCTGATTGGGCAAATAGAGGGCTAAACCTTTGGACTGTTAAACAGGCTACTCAAGCATTAACATCTGGCACGGCAACGTACACGTTTACATCTGATTATGCTGACTTGCTCGAAGTTGTTGTACGACGTAGCAGTACAGACTTTGAGCTTTCAAAGATGTCTAGGAGTGAGTATCTGACCATTCCAAATAAAGATACAACAGGTAGGCCCAGCCAGTATTACTACAACAGACAGATATCGCCTCAGATCACTTTGTGGCCTACTCCAGAAAATTCAACAGACACGTTGGTGTACTACTATGTTCAACGTATTCAAGATGTCGATGCTTTGGTTAACACAACTGATGCTCCGTTTAGGTTTTTACCCTGCATGGTTGCAGGTCTTGCGTACTATACTGCTCTCAAAAAGGCACCGGAACGAGTCCAGCTTCTCAAAGTAGTGTATGAGGAAGAATTCCAACGAGCCGCAGATGAGGACGAAGATCGTGTTGCGTTGAAGTTGCAACCGAGTATTCAGTATCTGAGGGTTAACTAATGGCACGGTATGCATCTGGAAAAGATGCCTACGGGTATTCAGATCGATCCGGTTTTCGTTATCGTCTTAACGAGATGATGACAGAATGGAATGGTCTGAAGGTAGGACCGGATGAGTACGAGCCAAAACATCCGCAGCTTGAGCCTCCCAGGGTGGGTCCAGATCCTCAAGCTTTACATGATCCTAGACCTCCTGTGTTTAATGAGCCTGTAAGTATTACTTTTCCTACTTTTAATTCAGATACATTGGAGTTGATGATTATTCCACCCATGAAGGGGAGTTTGGGTTTACTTTTTGTGTCTGGAACGGCTCCTGGTCAGGCGACCAGTGTTGCGTTGACGGGTGTTTCTGGTACTTCAGCGGTAGGGTCTCTTTCCGCGTCAACTATATATTCGACCTTTGACTCAACAAGCGTTACATTAGACTCCAGTAACAAGACTTTTGACGAGGGATAAATGGCAAAGCAAGCAGTAGGAATAGGGTCAAGCGCGAATGACGGCACTGGTGATACTCTTCGTGCTGGCGCTGATAAGATAAATGACAACTTTAACGAGATCTACGCCGCGCTAGGAAACAGTTCCAGCGTACTGACTGACATTATAGATGCAAACGGCCTGCTTGATGTAAGTTCAGGCGCTAATAAGATTGTGTTTTACTATGCCGCTTTGAGTGATCTGCCCAGCGCATCTACTTATCATGGCGCGGTAGCTCATGTACATGCTACGGGTGGTCTTTACTTCGCTCATGGTGGTGTTTGGATAAGATTGAACGACGAGACCACTGGTCCTGTTACTAAGTACACCGCTGGCACTAACGGAAGTTCGGCGTACACATTTACTGGTCCTGGAGCAACTTCAGGAGACAACCCAAACTTTACGTTCTATAAGGGTCATACTTACTTGATAGACAATACGGCTAACGTAAGCAGTCATCCTTTGCAGATCAGAACGTCTAACGGCGGTTCTGCCTTTACAACAGGGGTGACGGAGAACTACAACTCAACGACTGGGCTGACTCAGTTTATTGTGCCGCATGAGCCAAGCGATACATCTTTGGTGTATCAATGCACCAACCACAGCAGTATGGTTGGGAACATAACGATAGTGTAGGAGGGTCTGATGGCTTTTAACGGAAATTTTTTATGCACCTCCTTTAAGAGTGAACTG